GGGTTCTTCTGGTATATCTTCATCAACATCTGGTTGTGATTCATCACCAGCTACATTTAAAGGCATTAAAGTTGCAGGTACTAATAAACTATCACCACCCTCTATTGGTTCGTAACCAAGTTGTTCTCTAGCTTCGTTTCTAGTCAAGATACCATTTTGTACACCTTGCGTTACAGACTCAAAAACTCTAGTTCTTTGTTCTGCCATTGCTGGTATAGAGTCAATGTCATATCTTAATTCTAGATCATCACCAAACTTAGGCACTAACCATTCATTCATATCTGATTGTATTCTATCTAATAAAGGAATAATTGTTTCGTTGTATAATGCTAATTTAGCTTCTGCAAAGTTAGAGTAAGTTTGAGCATCTGGAATACCTATTAGCTGACTTGGTACACCAAAAATTAATGCTATATCTTTTGCAGACATATTTTTTAATTGTATAAAATCCATATCTTTTGGACTTAAACCCATTTCTTTCCAATCAAAGTCGCCCTCTAATAACATTGGCTTACCAGCATTACCTGTTCCACTAAATCTTTGTGTTAAGTCATTCATTAATTGATTTCTTTGTAAATCTGATAATTGTATCTGTGCTCCTGTTGGGTCTTTTGGTTTAAATATAACAGCACCACTTGGTCTTGCACCATTTTGTAATAAATTAACATTGTGTTTATTTGCTAAGTTATGTTGGTCAATATCTGTTGCCGCAGATTGTATTGGAGATAAACCATAGTAATCGTCCATTGGATTAAATAGTTTTATATGTTTTACTTTTGATTTACCTGTAGCTTGGTCTACATCATAACTTTCTATTACTTGTCCACCTACTAAATAATTATATGCTTCTGGTATTGCTCTTGATGAACCTTTTATTCTAATTCTATCAGGTCTAAGTGTATAAAGTTCTATTGGTGGTGTATTTTCAGCACCACTTTCTAAAATATAACTATTACCTGATATTAATAAATATGAATATAAACTTGTAAAAAATTCTACTTGTCCTTGTACTGGATTTGGATTGTATAATAAATCTAATAATGGGTGTTCTTCTACCATCTGATCGCCTCTGTAAAGTTCTATTGCAACTCTACTTGCATTATTAGAAATTAAATCAATACATTTTTTTACAATAGCATTTTCTGAATAACCCTCTGTAGCTAATTGATCGTATCTTGTTTTTTGTTGATAATCTACACCAAGACTATTGTAATAAACAACTGGTGCTTCCTTAACTTCTTTTTTAATCTCTTGTGGTTTTACAAAAATATTTTTTATATTATCAAAAATTGCCATTAACTTATTCTCCAATATGCTTTTCCTGTGCTAGCAGATAAATCTGTCAAAGCCCACACTAAAGCATCTAATCTGTCAGGAGAACCACTAAAACTGACAGGATTATAATTACACATTTGATCTTCCAAAAAAGGAAGCGGTTTCTCATGTTTAACTCGTTTTTGTTCATATAAAGCACTCACTGGTTCTGCTCGCAAATATTTGCCTTTAGTTGCTCTTACACTTCTATACGAAACATTCATATCTATTGTTCTTACAACTTTTTCTACTAAATCGCCACCATTATTTACTTCGGCTATTATTTTATCAGCTTCATACTTGTAATAATTTTCAACAGCTACTCTTGCCCATGCGTCTGGAGAATAACGACCTGATAAATCTTCTCTTATATAAAATTTATTATCTTCGCCTCTAGAAGCTACAACAATACCTGTTTCGTTTGATTGTTTAGATTGTGTTACTGCTGGGTCAATAGCTATTACTGTTCTTGGATATTCTTTAGGTTTTTCGCCATCTTTAAGTAATGCTTCTTGTATCATTTTTCTATTCCATAATGCACCCTCAACATCTTCTAATACTTCTGCATATAATTCTTGTCTTCCTAATCTAGTACCCTCATATTTTTCTTTTAGTTTTGCAATTGCTGAGTCAGCTAAGTTTTTAACATTATCAAATGTACTACCTCTAGTAATATGAATATCTTTTGCATTTAATAAACCTTTTAATAAATCTGTTGGTTTTGGTGTAGTTGTAATTATACATTGTGGTTTATCACCTAAACGCAAACCAAATAATAATTGGTCATAAGTTTCAGGATCTCTCCAGCTACCAAGTTCATCACACCAAGCCCTATGGAATTGTGGTCCTCTTAATCTATCTGGTTGTTCAGCAGAGAAAGTTTTATAAATTGTGCCATTTTTTAATTTTAGTTCACCAATAGACCTATTCCAGTTGTCAATTAAATCAGGATCAATACAAGATAATAGACCTGATACACCCTCTACACAGGTATCTCTAGCATCTCCAAATGTTGGCGTAACTATGGCAATTCTTGTATTTGGCTTAGTAAGTCCATAAAACGCAATATCTTGTGCGCCAGTTCTAGTTTTACCCCACCCTCTTCCAGCTAATACTAACCAAGTGTTCCAATTACCTTTCGGTGTTCTCTGGTTCTCTCTTGCTGTCTTGAACCAATTCAGATGGTTTAGTAATATTTTTTGGTTCGGTAAAGTTAATTTCGTCAAATACTCTTCTGATTTCAATAAGTTGTTTTGGTTCGTCAAAGAGTTTATCTCCGTCTTTTCCTGTAAGTTCAACATGATTTGTTTCTTTCCAACCTGCCTGTGTTTTTAGCCAAAATATCTGTGCTGTTACATTACCCTCTCTGGCTAATTTAAACAAAGATTGTGATATTACTGCATTTGCTTTAGCTTTGCTAGTATCTAATTCATCTCTGTAATGTTTTCTTAATGTGGGTTCTGATATTTTAAGTATTTTAGATACTAATTTTTGTGGCACTCCAGCTATGGTTAATGCTTCTACATTTTTAGCATCTTCATCAGTTTTTTTATATTCTGGTCTACCAGCATTATTTTCCATAGTTCTTTTTTTATATACGAAAAAAATTAATTAACCAATCAAAATAAGGGTTTTTAATAGTTTTTAAGGGTAAATATTAGTCTTTTTAACGAAAAAAATAGATGTTCTACTAATGTTCTAAAATAAGGCGCTATTTTAAAGGGTATTTGTGCTAATAAAAATTAATAAAAAATAATAAAAACTATTTACATATTGCGATAATTGTATATAATTTTAGCATGATAACAAAAAAAGGAGAAACAATGTACACAAAAAAAGAAACAATAACACTAGTATTTGTTTTTTTATTTTTATTGCTTGTTTTAACAAACAAAGGAGTAATATGAAAAAAGACGAGTACATAAATAAAGTTGCTAATGATCTAATCAAAGCAATGAAAACTGCTGGTACAGATTTTATGTTACCTTGGATAAAAACAGGTATGCCTAAAAATCTTGGCAGAATTAAATCTAAAGACCCTTACTATTATGGTATTAATAATTTGGTTCTTTGGATAGAACAAGACAAACAAAAATACTCATCTAATATTTGGGGTACTCTTAAACAGATCACTGATGCTGGTGGTAGAGTAAACAAGGAAGAGATGAGAAAAGGTACACAAGTCGTTCTTTGGAAACCTACTACTTATGAAGATAAGTACAAAGTAAATCATGGTGGTAATAAGATTGGTGACAAAAGAATTGTAAATTCAGTAATGATGCGATTTTTTTGGGTTTATAATTTAGACCAAACCAACCTTAAAAACCAAGAGGAGAAGCTAGAAGGTGCTAAAGAGAAAACAGATGTTGAAACTTATGTAAAAAATACAGATGTATCAATACAATATGGTGGAGACAGATGTTTTTATGTACCAAGTAAAGACTATATCCAAATGGTAGAAAAAGGTAAATTCAAGAAAACTGCTGATAGTAATGCTACACAAAATTACTATTCAACACTTTTACATGAATTAACTCACTGGACTGGTCATGAGTCAAGACTAAAAAGAGATATGACAAGTTCATTTGGAACAGATGGATATGCTTTTGAAGAGTTAGTTGCAGAAATGGGTGCCGCTATGCAGTGTTGTATTCTTGGTATTACTAGCAAACCAAAAAAAGAATCAGCACAATATCTAAATAGCTGGATCAAGAATATTGAAAAAGACCCTAAAGCAATATTCAAAGCTGTTGGAAAAGCTGGTAGTGCTGTTAAATACATAGAAAGTCTACAATAAAAAAGACAAAATTAAGCCACAATCTGTAATGGGTTGTGGCTTTTTTTTTATTCTGTTATAAAGTTTCACATGAAATATAAACCCTTACCCTTTTATTTGACTATAAAAGACTCAAAAATACATGGATTAGGATTGTTTGCTTTAGTAAAAATTGACAAGAATCATACAATAGGTATGACACACTTACAAGTAGAAAATGATTTAATTAGAACACCCTTAGGTGGTTTTATAAATCATTCAGAAGAACCAAATTTAGTTAAAAAAGAATTTAATAATAGGTGGTTTATAAAAACTACAAGAGAGATAGAAAAAGGCGAAGAATTAACATTGAAATACGATTGGTATTCAGTTAATTAATGTTATGGATAATGTAAAGCTAGAAGATGTTTTACCAAAAACCGAAGATGTTACTTTAACAGATGTAAGTTTGTTAAAATCACACCCTGAAAATTATAAGAAACACCCACAAGACCAATTAGAACATATATCAAAATCTATACAAGAAAATGGTATTTATAGAAATATTGTTATAAGTAACGATAATTTTATTTTAGCAGGGCATGGAGTATTTGAAGCATGTAAAAGACTTGGTTTTGTTAAAGTACCAACATTAAAAATTAATATTAGTTCATCTGATCCAAGAGCAATAAAACTTCTTATATCAGATAACGAAATAAGCCATTTAGCCGAAATAGATCAAATAAAATTATCAGATATGCTTAAAAGTATAAATGATAATAATACTTTATTAGGTACTGGTTATGATGATATGATGCTTAGTAATTTATTATTTACCACAAGACCTGAAAGTGAAATTAAAGACTTTGATGCCGCCGCAGAATGGGTTGGTATGCCAGATTATGAACCAAGTACATTACCAAAAAAAATTATTGTTTCTTTTAAAAATGACCAAGATAGAGAAGCATTTGGTAAAATTTTAAATATTCCATTAACAGAAAAAACAAAGTCTGTTTGGTACCCACATAAAGAGCAAGACGATACAAAAAATGTGGAATTTACTGATGAATAAATCTAAATACCCTATTTATGTAATATCTAAAAATAGAGTAGATGTTTGTTATACTGCTAAATTTTTAATCAAAGATGATATGGATTTTAAATTAGTAGTAGAACCGCAAGAAGCACAAAAATATAAAAGCAAATTTGGTGAAAACAGAGTTTTAATTTTACCTTTTTCTAATTTAGGTAAAGGTTCAATACCAGCAAGGAATTGGTGTTGGGAACACGCTAAGAAAAATGGTCACTTTAGACATTGGATATTAGATGATAATATTCATTTTATTTATAGAACATACAAAGGTAAAAGAATTAGATGTAAATCATTACCAGCTTTTAAATGTGTTGAAGATTTTACAGACAGATATGAAAATGTGGCAATAAGTGGTTTAAATTATTCTATGTTTGTGGCAGGTGGAAACCCTGCTTTTTATTTAAACA